CCCCCCGTATTTGTGGACCCCAAGGAGTGCATGCACAACCACTTCCACCTGTTCGACGAGCTGCGCGAGGAGGGCGACGGGTCCCCTGGCTACACCCCCCGCCCCGGCCTGCCGCAGATTCTCCAAGCCGCCATCATCGACGCCGCCGAGCAGCACCAGATCCGGGCTGCATGGAACCGCAAGAAGGAGGAGATCACCGAGGCTGCCTACCAGCATGCGCGCCGTGCGGCATGGGCACGCAAGATGGCGATCCTGGCTGTGGTGGAGCCCATCGCTCATCTGTTCACGCACAAGGTATCCCCCGTGATCAGGAAGCGTCTGTCAGAGAAGACCACCGCGGAGAAATGCCCTCCGGCGCCGGTCTCTTCTCCGGTAGAGGAGAACATGGACCCCAGGCTGATGTCGAAGAGCGAGCTGTGGAAGCGCTACAAGGCCTTGGTGCCGGCTGGCATGGCCGAACGTCTGACGTGGAAGACCAAGAAGACCAAGCTCATGCTGGGTCTGAAGGCTGCCATGCGTGGTACCTACCCTCCTGGTCTACGTGCCCTACGTGCCGCTGCCCCGGTGGTCGCCCCTGTGGTGGACGCACCTGTGGTGGAGGCCCCGGTGGTGGAGGCCGTGGTGCCCCAGGTGAGTGTCTCTGTTGATGTGTCTCAGATGAAGAAGCCTGCGCTGTGGAAGCGGTACAAGGAGGTTGTGCCCGCTCCCCTGCGCACGGTGAAGTGGTCGACGGCCAAGGAGGTCATGAGAGCTGCTCTGATCAACGCCATGGGCCCAGCGGTGCCGCCTGTGCCTGCTGTGGCCCCTGTCGTTGAGGAGCCTGTGGTCTCAGATGAGCCTGACATCGACATGGACTTCCCCGCAGACGATGTGGTGGATACCGCGGTGTTCAGCGACTCTGGTGATGACTCAGATGATGGGCCCCACATGGAGCCGCAGTCTGACGATGAGACGATCCCCGACGAGGAGGAGAACAACCATGTGGTCGACGACGGCTACATGAGTGGGTTCAGCGACGTGGAGTTCGATGATGAGGAGGAGAAGGCGGAGACCGAGGAGACCAAGGGTGGCCTCCGTGGTGGCGCCGCAGACGTCGAACAGGTGGGCGCCCCCGAGGGGTGCAGCGTGGGTGTTGCGCAGATCCCCCCTGATGATGGCAAGAGCGATGAGGAGGACCCCCAAGCCTACCATGAGACTCGGCTCCCCGCTGAGATCCTGGCAGGCACGGACGAGGACCTTCGCACCGTGTGCCGCCACTACAAGATCCCCACGCGTGGGTTGACACGCAAGCAGCTGGAGATGGCCCTGTATCCGCACAACGCTGCGATCACGGCCCGTCTGGTGGAGTCACGCAAGCAGGCCCTGCTCATGGGTGGACAGCCCCCTATGGGTAACACCGACGAGCAGAACGCCCGCTACCTGGCTGCCTACGAGACTCTGGTGGGTGTGCCCGGGGGTGCGCGTGTAGTGATCCCCAACGACACGCTGGGCCGCATGGCTCTCTACGAGGATGCCCTGAGGTACCTGTGGTGGCGTGTAGACCCCTTCAACGGATTCGGACAGATCACCGCCGACGAGCTGCTGCAGCAGGTGCAGGACCTAGGGTTGCCAGAGGCGGAGCTGGCCCCTGGCCTGCAGCTCTGGGCCGCCGACAACATCCTCGGTGCCCCGGGTGGCTCTGGCAGGATCGTGGTGACGTACACCATGGAGTTCGTCAGGGCCAGTGGCGCTGGCAACTTCACCCTGACCCGTGAGGTGGTGATCCCCCTCGCTAGGTTGCGCGTGCAGACGTTCGCCGGGGTACGGCTAGCCATGGTTCAGCGTGAGCTCAAGAGGATGGCCAGGGAGGCCTACCCCGATGAGCAGATCGTCAGGATCACTGGGTTCGACATCGCCGACCCCGTGGACGAGAGGAAGGAGGAGGACATCCTCGACGTGCTGCTGAACGGTGAGAGCCCTGGGTCAGGTGACGACGACGACGCGAAGATGGAGGTGCTGGAGGTGCCTGCGGATCAGCCCTATGGACATCCGCAGCCCCCCGGTGGGCACCCTGAGGTTGAGCGCGTAGAGAAGCCGAAGCGGAGGTTCGTCGACAGGTTCGCCGCCCACCTGAACGTCAAGGGGGTGGTGAACGACCGCCGCAACTGCTGCGTCATCGACTACCTGGCATCGGAGATGACCGGCTGGTGTGCCACTCTGGTGGAGTTCCACAGGGTGCTGGGAGGCCGCACCATCCGCCAGCACTTCCTGGATATCCCTGACTGCGATCCCAGCCAGGGTGTCTCTGTGAATCAGATCCTGGCGTTCCTCAACAGGCTGAGCATCGGCTGCAACGTCTACGTCGTCGACAAGCAGGGTACCCCCATGGAGCTCCCCAACGCTGCGTGCCTCAGGGCCCCACGCAAGGCGAAGAAGTGCCTGGCGTTCATGGTCGCTGAGGGCCACCTGTACCCCATCACATCAGCGCGTGCCAAGAACGTCCTGGCCCATGGAGGGTCTCTGGTACAGGAGGCGATGAAGCCGTTCAAGATGTGCCTGCAGACGCTGGACTTCCAGTACTGCCGTGCCACCGAGGACGTGCTGGACTGCCAGGCTCTGGTGTGCCGCACGCCCGAGGACATGATGAGCGTCTTCGAGTCTGTCGTCGAGCACACAGGGCTCCTGCCCTCACGGTTGTCGTGCAGGAACGGCAAGCTGGACGCCTTCGTCCACCCGCTCAAGAAGCAGATCATCGCCGGTGCAACGGACTGGTACATGCGGGAGGCGTACTGCCAGTTCCTCCACAAGCGGTTCCCCGGTCATGGCCGTGTGTGGAGGGGGCAGAGCATCGCCTCCCTGCTGAGGCAGAGCATCGCCCTGGTCAGCGGGTTCTCCGAGGAGCACATGTCCATCTTCAGCGATCCGGAGACCTGGGACCGCAACTCTGTGGTGCCTATCACCCAGAGCATCGCCAACGTCGAGATGCTGGCAGGGATCAGCATCGACAAGGACAGGTGCTACGCCACCGCCGCCAACACGACGACGTCGCCCTGGCTGGTCTACCACCCGCTGGACCACCCCCGGTCATGGTCGCGCGAGGAGATCATGGACAACTGCACCTACCTCTGCAAGCAGACGCCCCTACGGCACGCGCTCAAGGACATCGTGTGGCCGCAGCAGTGGATGAGCGCGGAGCTGACCCGCTGGCTGCTGGACAACGACCTGATCCCCAGGGAGGCCATCACCCACGAGTACGCCGCCAGCGCCTGCGTGGATCATGAGGCTATCCGCCCTACCCTGGGTCTCATCCAGGAGGTGCAGGAGGAGGTAGAGGACGCCCACGACTTCACCTCCCGCCAGCTGAGCAAGCAGCTAGGTAACCGCATGGTCGGCCTGTTCGGGTGCCGCTTCGACACCGAGGAGACCATGATCGTGTGCAAGACCCAGCAGCAGGTGCTCAACTCATGGAACCGCCAGCTCACCGGCGAGGAGAACGTGGAGACAGAGACGGTGAAGCTCAACTGCGGTGTGTCGGTCACGCGCATCACCAAGAAGACCCGCCGACCCAAGGACTACACGCCGTTCTACACGCAGATCGTCTGCCGTGCCAACATGATCATCTTGGAGAAGATCGTGGAGATCGCGCGCGTGCAGCCCCAGGCTGAGCTGGTGGGCGTGAAGGTGGACGCGCTGTACTACCGCAGCCTGGACATCGACGCCATCTCCATGGACACGTGGAAGCTACAGGACTTCCACCCCCCGCAGACCTCATGGGTCCCACCGGGTAGGCCAGTGCCGACGACGATCGATCAGCCGTGGCAGGAGTGCCAGCCGGACGTCATGGACCTGTACGCAGGCGGGCTCATCCTAGGGCCAGGCGGGGCAGGGAAGACTGAGCTGGCCGCCAACAAGATCGTGGAGATGATCCAGGCCAACGACAACGTCGACGGCAAGATCCTCATGGTGGTGTCCTTCACCAACGCAGCTACCCAGAACATGCGCCGCCGTGTGCTGGCCAAGCTGCCGGACTGCGGCAACGAGGTGGAGTTCCGTACGCTGGACTCTCTCCTGCACGCTAAGGATCTCAAGAGCCTGGTGCGGTGCATCGTGATCGACGAGGTGTCCATGCTCCCGCCGGCCTACCTGGCGCCCATCATCCAGATCGGTGTGCCCGTGCTGTGCGTGGGAGACTTCAACCAGCTGCAGCCGGTGCACACGGGACCTAGGGTTAACCTGATGCAGAACCTCATCTTCCGCAAGATGTGTGCCTACAAGCTCTGCGTGCTCAAGTACAACCCCGCCACAGGGCGCTACGACGAGGCCCTGCAGCGTGTGCTGGAGTACTTCGTGCGCCATCAGCGCCTGCCGCCATGGCTCAAGGACCGCAAGCTGAACCCGCGGTGCCAGAAGGCTATCGTGGCTACCAACGCTAAGCGCGATGAGCTCATCAAGGACTACGCGAACCTGGTGGTAGGCCAGGGCGTGATCGCCGACTACGACTCACGCAAGGGCGCCCATCTCAAGGACAAGGGGCTGTTCCACTCCACGTTCCACACGGTCGAGGCCATCACACAGGACGCTCAGGGGCGTACGCGTGTGGCTCTCGTCGGGCTCGAAGGCACCTTCCCCAGAGGCATCTTCAAGCCGGACCGTGCAGTGACCGCCCACAAGTACCAGGGGCAGACCATCCCTGAGCCCTACAACATCTACGAGATGGGGACCAAGCACTTCATGTTCGAGCATGCCTACGTGGCGCTGAGCCGTGCCCGCAGGCTGAGCGACGTGTTCTTCAACTACACCGATCGGTTCTTCCCTCGCGAGAAGAGGTCGCTGCTCAAGATGATCGCCACCAGGGCACCGCTACCCGTGGTGCTGGTGTGGAAGGAGCCAGACCTACCGGCGAATGCCCTGGGCCTGGACGAGGGCGTGGAGCAGATGGAGGAGGTCGGGTGCTACGAGGACATCCCCTACAACCCCATGGAGCACCTGGGCCTGGAGCAGGTCTGGGGGTGGAACGACTGGGACATGACCCAGGGCGTCCGCACTCTGGAGGCCAAGCTCAAGGGAGAGCCCGCGCCCTGGCTGCACAAGGTGGACATGTGCATCAGCCACACGTGGATCGGTACCAGCGACAGGGTGTGCCTGACCACGGATACGCTCCCGGAGAACAACGCGTGCACCATCCAAGAGCTCCCCGCTGTCAAGAGGTTCCAGTGCCGCCTGCTGCTCCCTATGAGCGAGGACGAGCTGGAGCGCCATGCGAAGGGGGAGAAGGTCAAGCCGCGGTACCAGAGGCTGCAGCGCCGCTACAGGGACGACAACCGCATCAAGGTCATCGAGAAGCTGCAGGATGAGGTGGTGGGGCACGTGGAGCGCTACTGGCCGGACGCCGGCGACTGGTCGATCGCCCCCAACCTACGCCTGGATGGAGCACGCCCTCTCAAGTACAGGCTGATCTGCAAGGGCAACACCTACGAGCCGGTAGCGATGAAGATCGCAGACCCGGACCCCAAGACGGACGCGGTCGTCATCCCGGAGTACGGCTCAGAGGACATCTGGCATCCACGCGACGCCATGGCCGTACACGCCGCAGCGGTCAAGCATACGCGGGTGATCAAGTGGGGCAACAACAAGTTCGCAGAGTGCACCACCGCCCAGCTGGTCTCCAAGATGCAGGCCGCCAAGTATGGGGTGGCCCAGCTCTACGAGACTCTGGTGAAGGACGTGCGGCTGGTGGCTGACATCGACTGGGACATCGACGAGAAGGAGAGGGAGGAGCTGGACATCCATCCGTTCGCTGTCCTGGAGGCGTGCGTCGATGCGGCTATCGCTGTGTCGGAGAAGGAGGGCGTGGCCATGGGCTGGGATGACTGGCGGATCCTGGACGCCACTACGGCGAAGAAGATCAGCTTCCACGTGTCGGTGCCCTCTCAGGTATTCGAGATCAACAGCGACCAGGAGCAATTCTGGAAGGACGTCGTGGAGCAGCTGAAGGAGGAGGCCCCATGGGCGTTCTTCGAGAAGACGTGGAAGACCCTCATCAAGGACAAGGACACCGGCGAGATGGTCAACAAGGTGGTGGTGCAGTGTCCGATCGACATGGGTATCTACGGCGCCAAGCGGGCGATGCGGACGGCCCTGTCAGAGAAGGAGGGCAAGAACAACCGCCTGGTACCGGTGATCATCGAGGACGGTGAGCTGACCCACAGGGACGTGGACGACATAGGGTTCGCGGAGACGGAGCAGTACCTGTGCTGTGCGCCCGCCCCTCCGGCCTACTCGCGTCTGACCAAGAAGAAGGACACGGGCAAGAGACGCCACGCACGTGTCGGTGTGGGTGCCAACCTGAAGCCGGTGGACCAGGCGACCATGGCAGAGCTGCTGAAGCTGAAGCTGCCGGCAGGGTTCGAGGCCAGGCACGCCCAGCTGAACGAGACCGGCTGCTACCTGCGGAGGACGAGCGCGGGAGATTGCCCAGCGTGTGGCGGACACCACGACAGGGACAACGGCAGGCTGATCAAGACGCCGAGCGGCTGGCTGTACACGTGCTACAAGCCGGGTGCGCAGTCGGTGCAGCTGTGAGCAGACGACCTACCAGGTGTTCTTCAACACCACCCCCTCCCCCCAGTATTGTACTCCCCCTCCCCCCCTATTTAATACCTCTCACCGTTACCCCGGCCTTGGCCATCCGGGGTAACGGTAAGGGACGTTAGAGACCTACTAGCCATGGACTTCACCCTGTCCCCCGCCCCCCTCCTCCCTGTCTCCCACTCCCGTCTGTCAGGTATGGCCCAGCTACAGTCTCAGGCCACATGTCGTCATAGGTGGTCCATGGACCCTGTCCCCGCATGCATAGAGTGCGCAGTCGAGGGTACCCCCGCCCTCATAGCAGCCTTCCAGGCGTCTAGGCCCCCCCGCCACCACCTGGACCACAACCCCAAGGAGTACCAGCAACAGAAGGTCCGCCTCCTTGGGGCTGGCGGCCCAAAGCTAGATAGGGTCCACCCCCGCATGGGTCTCCCTGCACGTCTCCGTGAGTGCACCACGTGGCAGGAGGTCTATGCGGTGTGCATGAGCCTCCACCTAGAGTCCGAGTGGCTGGGCGTCCCCGCATACCTAGGTCATCCCCTGCGTCTGGAGGTGGAGTTCTCCCAGGCCATGCACATCATCTACAAGCTGGGGTGTAAGATGAGCCTGCTCTTCGTCTTGCGCAAGCTAGCCCAGGCCAGGGGTAACCCTGACTATAGGTGGGTGCCGCTTAAGATCAGCAAAGAGACGTTGCTGAAGACGGAGAAAGACTGGAAGCAGGTCTGCTACCTCATGGGGATACCATACCAGGAGACCGCCCACGCTGAGGTGGCTGTGCCTTGGCAACCCTAGGTTAGGCTAACCCTAGGTCATGTCTAACCCTAGGTTAGGGTAACCCTAGGTCATTGTCTAGGGGGTCTTACTCTCCCCTTTTGCTCATCTGCCGAACTCTGACAGGTGGGCAATCCGTGAGACCTCGTCCCCCATGCGCAGGGCATAGCCGTAGTCTGCCACCATGTGGGCGTTGTAGATCACGTCGTTCTGGTCGTAGCGGAACAGGCTCTCTACCCCCACAGTCGGCAGGACCCAGTGGGAGCGGACGTTGAACGTCACGTCCATCAGGAGACCGCCTGGCTCCACGTACTGTATGCCGTGGTCTGCCTTATGCAGCACCACAGTACAGTGCCGCCGCTTCCACTCGTCGTAGTTGAACCGCCTGTCCTCGCGCACAGGGGAGTTGTTCACGTACGTAGAGAACATGGTCTGCGACACCAGCTTGACGAACGTACCCTTGGCGGTGTTGTAGCTCAGGCGCATGTCGATGATCTCTAGGTGCTTCTCGCAGGGCCAGTCATAGGGGGATAGGTTAGGGCTCTGCTTGAAGTAGAACATCAGCTGTCCAGGCACGTGGCGTAGGCGGACGTTGGTACACCGCACCTCCCGCACCTCCGAGTTTAGGTCAGGCTTGGCGATGTCGAAGATCCCGGAGGTACCGATGATCTGCGTGTCCCGCCAGGTGAGGGGTAGGTAGCTAGGGTTAGGCACATGCTTCATCGATGCGGGGACAATCCATTTGAGGTGCAGGACAGGTGGGGTTGACCAGAAGTCTAGGCTCAGCTCGTTCGCTGCCGTGGTGCTGACGAACCCCTGTAACTGTAGTCTCTGGTAGTTGGCCAGCCAGGTCAGGTCTAGCTCCAGTCGCCGCACGAAGGGGATCCGCCTACGTCCGTCCCTCCGCTCCCATAGCAGGAAGGGCTGCACAGGCACACGCTCTGCCACCTCTAGGGTGATTGTGCTGGCATACCGCGAACTCCCGCTCAGGTTCCCTGCGTTGGCCGCAGACCCTTGCAGACGACTCTCGTGTGCCATGCGGTACCACCGCCCTGTCAGACCCTCGTTGTGGAACCACCCTGTCCGCGGGAAGAGGCAGCGGATGTTGGCTGTGCTTGTGATCCCCTGCCCTGGGTCTAACGCTACCGGCGCCTCGTATGCCAGCCCGACAGAGTAGGCGGTGCGGTCTCCGATGGCCACTGTGGTGATAGGCGACGTCGTGAACCATGAGTCGTCCCGTGTCTGATGTGAGAAGTTGCCAGTGTCCAGGTCACCCCCGCCAGACATGGAGCAGACGTTGCGGACCTCGTTGGGGGTTGCGTAGAAGCGGGTGACAGGACCGTTCCAGAAGGCAGGCTGCGACGTGTACTGCTCCTCGTTGATCCTGGCCCTGCAGTGGCTCATGGCGTTGAGCATGCAGAACCCTTGCCGGAAGGCCATCCGCCAGCTGTTACCCGGGGTAGACGCGGATGCACCGAAGTCGTCAGGGCTGGCCTGGGTTGCGAAGTCGAACCCCTCGAACATATTGCTGAGACCATCGCCTGCCGTGCCGATGTCAGAGAGGGTAACCGTGTAGACAATGAATGCCTCGTTGTCCAGGAGCATCTCCAGGCCTGGGCTGTCCACCACCCACCGCGTAAGTCCTTTGGTGGAGACCACCGCGCGGTAGCTGTTGTGGAATACATTAGCGGGGATCGTAGGCGTGACGGATCTAGCTTGTTCTACGCGTAATGATGGATTCATCGTTCTCATCATAACGACAAAAAGACATGCTGAGACAGGGATAATCGTGGGAGGTGATTATGAGAAGGCCTGGGCAAGGTCCGCACGGTCTGGGCCGGCGATCTGCGGTGCGATGTCCGGCGACGGCACGTTGAGCAGCTTGAGCTGCGCGTTGCCCCGGTTCGTGAGAGTGAGCTCGTACTTGTCGTAGACCGCCTGCACGTGCAGATCGTACAGAGTCCCTGCGGCAGGGGAGACAGCGTCCAGGGTCCGGGCTGTGTTGCCGGTCTCGGACTTCTTACCCACCCGCGGCCAGCGCCAGTTGGATCGGGCCGTGCCCTGTACATCGAGCGTCACACCGTGGTTGACACCTGGCGGCATCAGCACACCCATGTCCGCCGGCGTCAGCACAACCGTGCAGTAGCGCTTCACCCACTCGTTGTAGTTGAAGTCGCGCTCACGGGACATCGGGGAGTTCTTCACGTACAGCGTGAACAGCCTGCCCTGGCTGGCCTGCAGGATCTTACCTGAGTCACCGTTGACTGTGATGCGCAGGTCCACGATCTCCAGATGCCGCTCCAGCGGGGAGCCTAGGGTCATGGCACTCTCTGCCGGCTTGAGGTAGATGAACAGCAGGTCCGGGATCTGTTGCAGCCGGATGTTCTGGTAGGCGAAGTCGATGGTATCGGAGTAGCGGGCTGCGGTGTTGGGGAAGCTGACCCCGGGTTGCACGAGCAGCAGCTCCTTAATCTTCTGGACCGGGATGGACACCTGTGGCGCCATGACCATGCCCGCCGGTGGGATGTACCACTTGAGGTGGAGCTCCGGCGCTGTCGTCCCCGCAGCACCCAGGAAGCTGAACTGCGGCTTCTGCCCGGGGTTGTTGTTGATATCCTTCATGGCACCCTGCAGACTGTACTTGGTCATGTCGCTGAGGTAGCGGAGGTCCAGCTCCATCTTGTCGATGTAGGGGATGGAGTGCTTGCCGTCCTTGGCGTCCCACAGCAGGAAGGGGGAGATAGGCACACGCTCGTATACGTCGAAGGTCACTGTGTCACCATACCGCGACTCATCTGTGACCACGCTCTCGTCCATGTTGTCAGACTGGAACCTAGCTTTCTCTGCGAAGGCATAGAACCGCTCAGAGAACCCCTTGTTGTACCACGTCTCACACCCCACCGGGTAGTCGGTGATCAGCGTCATGGACTCATCCTGTGTTGCTACGGCAGCGCGGTTGTATCCGTTGTTCCAGACCGACTCCAACACCTGGCCTACGATGGGGACGGTAGGGCCAGAGCTTGCCCTAGGGTCTGACGTGTAGATGCTATGGTCGCCCGAGTCGAACTGTCCGCCCGACAGGCTGCAGATGGTCTTCTCTTCGTGCGGGGATGCGTAGTACCGCATAAACTCACCCATCCACTTGCGCGGCGACTGGGTCAGGGTTTGACCGTTGATGGTCAGGTTGATGCTCGACAGACTGTTGTGGACCGCCCACCCTGCCTTCAGACTCAGACGTCCATCGTTGGCCGCAGACCCATGCCCGCCCGTGGTGTCCGTGCCTACCAGGGTCGTGTCGTAGCCCTCGAACATATGGCTGATGCTGTCCGGCTCACCTGCATCTGGCGTGACAGACACGCTATACTTGATCAGCACCTCGTTGTCCAGCAGAGCGCCGGCGAACGGGGAGTCGACATTGAACGTCACGGAGCTCGATGAGGAGCTGTCCGCCACGTACTTCTGATAGTGGACATTGATCGGCTGCTTCTCAACAACCGGGTCGAACGCGCGAATCTGTAAGGACTGGTCGGGTAACATCGTGCTCAACAAAAGGAGACTTGTCAAGGCTTAGCCGGTCATTTTTATTTTATTGCCCTGCTTGTGCCTGCACCTCTGCCCGCGACCTTTCGGCTAGGGGAGGTTTCAGCACATCCTGACCGATGAGCTTGCGAGCCTGCTTGTTCACCAGCTGCGTCCCTGCCTGCTTGGCCTGGTCTGCTGCGAACGTCTTAGCCGTGTCTAGACCCTTCTTGACATCTGGATGGCTGGCGACACGGTGGAAGCCGTTCTTGATCCATCGCATCAGATGCTTAATCGCTGACCCGAACCCTCCCCCCGACCCCCTAGAGGCATGCTCTGCCTCCACCAGCTTGGCTGCGATGTGCGGGCTATGCGCTCGCAGAACACTCCGCATGTGGTGGGACCTCCCAGCGAACTTAGGCGTCGGTATCGACCCCCACATGAGGCTGGGCATGTGCCCCAGGTTCTGTGATGCAGCCTCCCGCACGGCCTCCCAGTCATGCTGGTGCATCCGCATAAGACCATGGTACAGGTGCTTGGCGCCTGAGTTCTCCATCCCTCCGCTGGCCACGGGACCCGGCCCCGTCCCAGGAGACGGTGAAGCAGGGGCGCCGCCACCGGACCCAAGGCCGCCTGCGGATACGACACTGCCTCCGGACCCCAGGCCTCCACCGGACGGCAGAGACCCGCCAGACCGGACAGAGCCACCCGAGGGGACAGCAGGCGAGGGAGGACGAAGGGGGACAGGTCTAGGGCGTGGTGTAGGCGGTGCGCGTCTAGCGGCAGGACCCTGGCTGAATGGATTGCTACGTTTGAAGGACATATGTGCTCAGGTGCAGGAGAAGACATAGGGGTGACAAGGACATTATTGGGGGATCTACTAAGAGCTTGCCCTAGGTCTTCTTGAAGAAGGCCAGCTTGATGCTGAACCCCCCTCCTCTTGGCAGCATCACGATATGAGCCGTGCCGTCCTGCTCTATGTACTCGCACTCGACGGTGATATCGTCGATGGGAGCAGAACTCCGGAGGTTGAGGTAGCGGCGTTCGTTAGGGTTGTACACGATCTTCTGCCGCTGTGAGTAGCTCACAGACGTGGTGTCGAACGTTTGTCCATTTGCCGCATAGCTCTTGGTGACCCCCAGGTTCTGGAAGAAGCTTAGGTCTGTGAGCACGTTGCTCTTGGACTGCCCTATGCTGTCGCTGACAGTAGGCAGGTTGCTCGTGATCCGCAGATGATCCATGTTGTCGCCGGTGTCCCACCTAGGTACAGGGCTCGCGCTGGTCAGCTCTGCGATGTCGATGTCCAGGGAGCTCTGGTCTAACCCTAGGATAGCGTTGAGCTTAGGGGCCCGGTCTAGATTCAGGTGGTAGAGCAGGATCCACGCAGCGTCCCGGGCTACTTGGACGAACCCCTCTGCGTCGATCGTAAACGTCAGGCCATCCGCCGGTGCGCCTGCCACGGCCATCAGAGTGTTGAGCTGCTTGATGGTGTCTGGCAGGCTGTAGCTGTCGAACACTACCTCCACCGCCGTGTTGACCCCTGCCGCAGGGTAGGGAAGGTTGTAGATGTCAATCCACTCTCCCTCAGGGAGCTTCCGCTTGTAGTAGGGGATAGCGTTCGGGTTGATCTCGAACCTCTCCACTGCCACCACCCAGTCGTCAGCCTTGTCGATGATAGACGTGCGGAAGAAGTCCTGGGTCCGCGCCTCGATGAGGTCGGTAGGATTACCAGATGCATCGAACCCTGTGTTGGATGTCTCCTTGGTGTAGAACTGAGCGAAGTAGCGGTTGAACGACGTTGCCATGCTTATCTATAGACGGAGATAAGACCCAGTAGCCGGGTATAATATAGGGGCGGCGGCTATATTTTCTCCTAGGTACGTCACGATTATGAACGTGCTGACCAAGATAGAGGCACAGCCGCTGACCTTCGCAGACCTCAAGCGTATGCTAGGGGAGTTCAAGAACACCACCCATCTGATCAAGTACGATGACCTAGCTAAGGTTGAGAGCATGCGGGACCTCCACAAGGATGCGTCCGCCGTGATCATCCTGCTGAGCATCGAGACGCCTAACGCACCTAAGGTAGGGCACTGGGTCGCCACCCTGGACCACGGGGATCACTACGAGCACTTTGACAGCTATGGCCTGTCCGCAGACAAGGAGCTGTCCATCACCCATGAGAAACCCTACCTTAGCAATCTGCTAGGCAAGGCGGACAAACATGTGGTAGACTCAGGGGTCAGGTTTCAGACTATCCGCGAGCACATCAACACCTGCGGGCGGTGGTGTGTAGCTAGGGTTCGCCTGCAGGAGATGAACCTCAAAGACTTCAAGCATCTGATCAACCAGAGCCATACCGTCCCTGACGCCACCGTGGCTCTGATGACCATGTTCCTGTAACCCTAGGTTAGGGTAACCCTAGGTCACGTAACCCTAGGTTATACCTTGACTACCGATTTGGCCGTGGCCACCATGGTCGGCGCCTGCATATGGATCACCATCTGCCTGCCATCTCTGTCAGACTGGCGGAGTAGCGTACGTCTTGCTTTTGGCCCCATCTCTAGGAAGTCCTTGAGGAAGGAGGATACGACGCCGCGGTTAGAGCTAGGGAAGGCGACGAAGAACCTGGCGTTGACAATGGCGTGCTTGGTAGCATCCCTGTCCCGCATCTTGTGATTCACACAGATCACCATGGCGTCGTGGTGCCGCCCCTTACGTAGGGCGTTGTCTCTCATGGTCAGGCAGGCAGGGTCGTTGCAGTCGTCGAAGAGCATGATGGAGTGCTCCTTGTCACGGAAGAACTGTCCGCTGGAGATCTCCCACTTCTTGTTGTCGTCGGGCGGATCCTTCACCCTCTTCATGCGGCCGCTGTGTATCAGACTGGCTAAGCTAGGGTCGATCTTGTCGTGATCGGTGAACAGGAAGATGGACCGCCTGCGCTGGTCGTTAGTCAGCATGGTGTTGATGATGAAGCTCTTGCCGCTACCTGTCGCACCGCTGACAAACACGTGGCCGTCCCACTTCTCGATGCCTAGGGCAGGCACGAGGTTGCCGTACCCGGTGGCAGTCTGATCCCTGTCTGCCTCGATCAGCTCTAGGAATGCGTCGTCGAAGGGGGGGAAGGGTTGCGGAGACAGCTGCAGACCATCTGCGAAGACTACGTGCTCTAGGTCTGTATCGAGGAACAGCGCCTTAGGCTTGGGGCCCTCGCTCTTCAGCGTGGGCTTCTTGGCGTTCTCTTTGGCTTGCTCGGCCCTGAGTAGGTCTTGCGGATCGTTCTGCATGTTCTCACTCAAAGGAAAAAAGAGGGGCCAGGGCCACATAATACCCGTCTGGTGTATGCGATGGCAAACCGCGGTATCCCAGGGACATCACAGAATCAACGACAGGATTTCAAAGCCTCGCTACCACAGCAGTCTACGGCAACGCTCTCGAGTATCGCCGATGGTACCCACCCCAGCGCTAACCGGTTCTCTGCAGGTCAGAGACAGGCCATGAGCGAGGAGGTAGGGCAACGCCAGCAGCAGGGGAACCTCGATGCCTTCGCCAACATCCAGCGGCAGGGTGCCGTACAAGCATCCATCCGCAAGTCAGCCAAGCAGACAGATGCCCTGTTCGCCAACGCAGGGATCAGGGTACCCAGCAGTCTAGCACAGCAACTCGGTGGTGCGTCGTCACAGCAGGCGTTCCAGCGTCAGAACCCGTACATGCCGTCCCAGGCGCAGCGGATGGCAGGGGAGTTCTTCTCTGCCGGCGTGCCCATCAACAGGGACTTCGCCGAGGCCCAGGGCTTGCAGCGACGTCAGAGGCAGGAGCAGATCAACCGCCGGGCACAGCAGCAGGAGAGCGATGCATCAGACAGGCTGCGGTCTCGTGTGCAGATGAACTTGCTTAACCCAGGGTTACCGGAGGCCAACACCCTATCACAGCGACGTGAGTTCCAGTCGAGGGCAAGCGACATCCCAGAACGACCGATCCCTAGGGAGAGTGTCAGGGAGCAGCTCAGCCGTCCCCAGGCTAGGGCAGATCAGCCTGACCCAGGGTTCGCATTCCCAGAGCAGCCAGAGAATGTACCGCCGGTGTTCCCCAGGCAGGGTCCGCTACCTAACCAGCAGTTCCCTAACAGGCTGCCAGACCCAGGGTTCGTGTTCCTGAAGTCAGACAGAGAGCAGGCTGCCAAAGAGAGCATGGCTGCGGCTACCAAGATCCGCGGTGCTAGACCTGCTACCCCACCCCCGCCACCTAGGGCTAGGCCGGCTGCTGCACCTGCGGCCCCTGCGCCTGAGGCTCCGGCAGCGCCAGCACCTAAGAAGAAGCGACAGATCATCCGCGGCAAACGTACTGTGCCTGAGTCAGAGATCAAGCGTGGGCGCCCGGCAACGCAGGAGGAGAAGGACGCGGTTGCGGACACCCTGCCTGACGAGCAGAGGCCAGGATCACCTAGGTTTCACCCTGACCCACGGCCGTCCAGGATCGCAGTGTTCCGTGAGCCTGACTCACCCCCACGCCGTGAGGAGAAGGAAGAGAAGGAGGAGAAGGAGGAGAAGATCGGCGACCCAGAGCCACGTAGGCGGGTGCCTGACCCAGGGTTTGTGTTCCCACCGGCCAAGCCTGCAGCGCCGTCGAAGAAGCTAGGTAAGATCGCAGCAGAGGAGCCTAAGCCACCTAAGCCTAAGGGCCCGGTGATCAAGAAGAAGCTAGGCAGGATCGCAGCAGAGCCGCCAGCGCCAGGTGAGCGTATCACGGAGGCAGACGTGGAGGGTAGGGTTCCAGGCCCACAGCGACAGCCGCCGCAAAAGAGGATGACCAGCAAGGTCGTATCTGAGCGCGACCCTGAGGCTACAGCAGCGGTCAAAGCTAGGGTTGCTGCACGTGTGGCAGAGAACCTAGCTAACATCGGGCCAGGTGATCCAGCGCCACGCGGACCCTCGGTCTCTGAGAAGAAGCTGCCCAAGAGACTAGCTGCTCGGATCCCAGCTGCGCCCAAGACAGGGCCGATCGTCAAGCACCTACCTAGGGTTGAGCAGCGAGCAGAGCCAGACCTGCAGCGCCCAGATGCCCGGCCACAACGTCAGCTGCTGCCCGAGGACGAGGAAGTGGAAGACCTACCTACCCCACGCAGGCTGCGGTTCGATGCGGCTGCCTCACCCCCACGTACCCCGCCTGCATCGCCACCTAGGTTTCAGGGTGCAGAGGAGGAAGAGAAGCAGGAGGAAGAGGACAGCGACCTAGACCTGGAGGTGCCTACCCCAGGTGAGATACCGCCACAGGAGCGACGAGAGGAGAAGGAGGAGAAGGTAGAGGAACGACAGGCCACCCCTGAGATAGACCTACCTAGGGATGACACACCAGAGCCCGCAACCCCTACCCCACCGCCACCCAAGGAGAAGGGCAAGAAGAAGCGCAGTGCTAGCCGGCTAGCTAGGGCTCCAGAGCCTGACACCCCTGAGCGTAGGGAGGCCCGGGGCAAACTCAAGCGGTCAGACGCCAACAAGCTGCGTAAGGCAGAGGCTGACATAGCAGAGCTGCACGGCGCAGAGCTAGAGGGGAGGCAGAGAGGGCAGGGTTACATCTCAGACATCCGTCGACGGTGGGAGCTCAACGCCGCAGGCACAGCCGCTCTCGATGCAGTGGCAGCTAGGGTTCACAGAGATGGACAATCCGAGAGGCGGCTAACCCTAGGTGAGAGGGCCACACTCAAGGGTGAGCTCGACCGTGTGATCTCTGACCCTGCACACAACGCAGTCATGAGCGTAGGCGGTGTATCCAGCAGACTGGCCAACGCTAGGGCTCTGCGCGGTCTGGTCCCCGCCAAGGATGAGTTCGATGCTCTGCGGATATTCGAGAAGCATGACCCTGACGCTGTCATCAGCTCTACGCAGGCACACTCACTGCTCCGCCTTGCACAGGACCTAGAGAGCAAGGGCATCCTGGCAAGGCTGGACGAGGTCCCGCCAGAGCACAGCGAGGAACTGCAGGAGGCAGAGGACGAGGACAGGGAGCGGCTATCCAGAGAGGGCGATGCACGCAGGACTGTTATGTTCGCCAAGCAGGCAGCAGAGAAGGCAGCCAGGAAGGCAGCTAGGGCAGCCAGACGTGCGTCACAGCCACCTAGGCCACCGCCCCCTGCACCACCGGCACCACCGGCAGCTCCTCCGCCTCGTCCGCCCACTCCGCCTGAACGCAAGGAGGAGAAGGAGGAACGTGATGAGAAGTCCCCGCCGCCTCCCGCAGACGTACCCTCACCCCAGCAGGCAGCGCTAGACCTAGACATCCCTAGCCCAGAGCGTCCTGCCAGGCGTAAGACTCCACCGCCGAGCAAGCCATCTGTGCCATCTGCCCCTAGCATCGCCGGGAGACGCAGACTAGCCGACAGACCTCCTGCGGCTCGTACAGAGACAGAATCACCGGAACGGGTACAGGGACAGATCCTGAAGGGGCAGGAGCGTAAGGCAGGGTTCGCAGAGGAGGAGAAGATCCCAGAGCGGTCACCGCCACGTGCACCCCCTAGCCCTGGGGCATTCAGGGGGCTGCTAGCACCGGGTGTGACAGACCAGGCTAACATCCACCCTAACGAGGCAGGGTTCGCCTCTGATCCGTTGCAGTGGATGGAACGGCAGGACGAGGCTAAGGAGATGGAACGGGAGGTAGCAGGCCTGCTAGGCGAGGAGTTCGACTCAGACGAGGAGATCCCAGATGACCGCATAGATGAGCTACAGCGGGGAGATGACCTGCTAGGGTTCTTCGGTAGCCCTAGGTCACGTGAGCCGACCCCTACCCCTCCAGCTACGGCACCTAGGGTTCTGCCGGCTACGACAGGTGCGAGGAAACGCCGCGGTAGGTTCACCATACCTACTGTCAGGGCTAAGCTCAAAGATAGGGCACCGGCGACCCCTTCCCCTACCAGCTTCCACGTGGTACACGCCAAGAGGATCAGGGAGCTACAGGAGCACTACGCCAATCTCAGGAAGGAGATGTTCGGATTACCCCCTGACTTCCTGCTAGATCAGGTCGACAAGTTCACGACGCCGGACCGCATCCTGCAGACACAGCAGATCAGCCCTATCTCAGACAGGGGGTCGATCGAGTCGGTAGCATCCAGGGCATCGCGGGGAACACAGTTCCTGACCCCTCCTAGCGACAGGTCGAGCATCCAGGGCAGGACCCCGCAGGTCAGCCTGAGCCCGTCCAGCGCATCCAGCGACAGAACATCCAAGATGTCATCGGTCGAAAGCCTGTTCTCTTCCCTGGATGGCAGGAGCCCACAGGTCAGCCTGAGTGATAGCGACATATCCCAGATGTCGGCAGAGGAGGTATGGGCAGAGCTGAATGACCTGCTGTCATCGTCGTCTGCGTCGGACGGTAGCCGCAGTCAGCTGCTGGAGAACACCCACCCTAGCCCACCCGTAAGTGAGGGTTCGCATCCTGATGGACCTAGGGCTCCTGGCGATGTCATGCTGTCAGGGCAGATCGGCGACAAACTGGCCCTGCGTAACATAGGGCATGAGCTGCACGAGCTGAACCCTAGGGTTAAGCCCTGGGCACTGCAGCGGATCGGGCAAGACCCTGAGCTGGTGCGGGAGTTCCAGGAACGGACGAGCGCAGTCCTGCCAGGCCCATCCAAGATACCTGGTAGCCCAGGCGAGCCCCTAGGGTTACGCCTGCAGAACATGCGGCATGGCGGTAGCCCTAAGCTGACCAAGACCTCTGCTGCCCTCAAGCAGGTGGCGGACGTGGTCGACGAGATGATGAGCGAGCTCTCTGGCGTTGTCCCAGGCATGAGTGACCTAGCTAGGGACCGCATCCACAGGACGCAGACCCTAGAGCACCTGACCCCTGACAACGTGATTCTCATGAAGAGTGTGCGGTTCTCCGACAACCAGAAGCGGATGCTCGATGACCTGGTCGACAGGTTCGATGAAGACGTGGGCCCTACCCTAGCTAACAGCCTGAGCGCTGCCAACCTCAACATCCTCATGAACCCTAACTCAGGGCATCTGCCTGAGGAGGCGGAACTGTTCGTGAGAGACAGCGGTGGAGCTATCGAGGTGGTACAGAAGTTCTACCAGGACTGGCACAAGTGGCTGACCCAGCGGCTAGTGCCCAAGCAGAGGGAGGAGGTCATGATAGAGGCCCTGCACCAGGCGAACACGCAGAGCCTAGCCCTGAAGGATCACATGACGAAGCTGCTAGACATGTCCAAGCGTGGACCCCAGGGTGCTGTACTTAGGGCAGGCGTGCGGCGGATCGAGGCGCAGCTGCTAGATGGACAGATCGGCATGGACGAGGCATTCAACCTGCTGCGGCACATGAACGGAATCAACGCAGACGAGGGCAGACCCTTGGTTGTGCGACCCATGAATGTGCGGGGACGTGAGTTCGAGGCGAACGTGCGGAACCTGCTCGGCAAGGCTAGCAACACCGACATCCGCCGACAGGAGAGAGACGCTGCCAGATCAGGCCAGGTCGGCCCTGCCCTACGTAGGGCTGCGCAGACAGCCCGCCAACTGTCTAAGCGGCAGGCGCGGTTCTCCAAAGCCCTAGGTAGGGAGGCCCCGCAGGCCCTGCCCCTGCTAGAGCGGATCAGCGAGCTGCTAGACGACGACCAGATCAGACTCAGCGAGATCCAGCTGCTCATGAAACGGCTAGGGCCCCTAGACCTGTTCGACATGCAGGAGAAGTTCGGCCTCGATACCAAGGGCGTGCAGGCGGAACGTGCGCATGCCACGAAGGTAGTCCGCGGTCTGATCAACACCCTACGTAGGAACATCGTCACGCCAGAGAAGGATAGGCGCAACCTGCAGCCTGTGGCAGATACACCGCCAGCTAGGGGAGCACGTGCCCGGGTAACCCCACCTGTGCTCGTGGGTGCATCAGATGATCACGAGGTCGGCAACTCATGGAGTGACAGCCCGCACCAGGTCGACAGGCACAACAAGATGATCACGTACAGGGACGGCAGCATAGAGTTCCACCCGGAGACAGTGCAGGACGTGATCAGAGCTAAGGTAGTCATCAAGGATCAGGGCAGCGGACAGCTGAGCGAGATCACCCCTACCCGGTTCTCAGAGATCAACCTCAAGGACATGAAGCCTATGCGCAAGTACCTGTTCCAGAAGGACTCACCTAGGGCTAAACGGACAGGACAGATCCGGAAACGTCTGGTGCCGCAGAAGAGTCAGCAGCTGCCTGTCAAGGCTAAACGGCGGTCTCGGCCTAGCGTGGATCTGTCGGCAGGCGACCCTGAGTCAGGCGGAGGGTTCGGCAGCATAGGTGTGGCACACCCCAACAAGCAGGCACACGTACGTGGCGGCCCTAAGATGATCATGGATCTGTATCATGCGCCAGGGCAGCCGGTGAAGCCTGGCACGGGTACGTTCCATCAGATACGCGGTATCTCTAAGATTGTGCCGTCGGGGAACAACCCCCTGGCAAACAAGACAACGATCAAGCCAGGCATGGGTGGAGGGTTCGGTCCGCATCTGGAGAGGGCAGCGTGGAAGGAGAACGACAAGGTCGTGGGCGGCTACCACCACCTGCGCGGAGACAGGGACAAGACCCTGCAGCAGCACCACAACGCGCCCAGGTACTCCGGGGGTGACGCAACCTACAGACCTCACGCACACGAGAAGGGTGCACAGATGGGCGGGTCGTTCTTCGGGGAGATCGGCAAGGCTTTCAAGAACACGCCGCTAGGAGAGATCGCGGACACATCTAAGGCCTTCGCCAACACAGTCTCAGAGGCGGGCAAGACGTTCGTCAAGAAGACCAAGAAGGGCAGGCGTGCGCTAGGGGAGTTCGGCAAGCACCCTACGTTCAAGGGGCTAGGGCACGCTATCGCCTACGGTGTCGCCCCTGTGGCCTGGCATGGTCTAGCAGCAGGCATCAAGAGTGTTGCAGGCCTTACCAAGTTCGTTCAGACCACACCTGTCTTGAAAGACGCGCACGCCTCGTTAGCGGCGGCTTACCCTCAGTTGGGCGCTGTCGAGGCTGGTGTCGGTGTAGCAGACGGAATCGTCCGGGGGTCGGTCAAGGAGAATGTGCAGCGGGGCACAGACATCCTGGCTAACAAGATCGCAGAGCACAGCAACAAGGCGTTCTCTGCAGCGGCTGGAATGTAGGTGTCTAGCGGGTGTTCTTCCCCGATAACTGAGCAGCATGATTCACATATGGAGCGACGATGTCATGACCGGTGACACATATGATGGGGGCTGGGAGCTTGGGACCGCCATAGGGGGCGGCATGCGTCTGGCGTACCACCGCATAGAGGATGGGGGTATACCGTGGATCTGGACAGGTGTCAACTTGCTACAGATCGAGAAGCTGGCGTCAACGTCCCGCACGGTTACCTTCTCTACCAACCGCCTAGACAGGACTGACGTCGCAGGCACGTCTCTCATGGAGGCGGACATCCAGGCGGTGTTGGACACATACCACCCTGGGGACACTGTCTCTGTCGTCTACAATGCAACAGACGTGACGTTCGACATCACGTTCAGCGCTGACTATGCTCTGCTGTGGAGCACTGCGCCTACCAACTGCAACCCTATCTTCAACACAGTGGGTGCCTTCGATACATTCCACGATCCTCTGCACTCTCTGGATGCGCGGTATGCCACTAGCCGTCCGTCGACGATGGAGCTGCGGATCGTGCAGGCGGAGAAGGCTAACGGGGCTAGGGGTGACCCAGGGTCTCTGTGGGTAGCGACTGCGGACAACCAGCAGGTAGAGCAGGAGTTCTCCCTCACAGGATACAGCAAGTCTCTGACCATGTCCTGGTACCGCCTCAGCCTGCCCGGGACTGTCTGCCCTATGACCCTGCCCTGGGAGCTCATGTTCGAGGACGTCTAACCCTAGGTTAGGTCTTGACACGTCTTTTTGTCCTATGGTTGCGGAACATGATACACATCTGGAGCGATGACGTAGTGTCCGGCGATACCTACGATGGGGCGTGGTCGCTAGACAAGAAGATCAGCGGCGGTATGAAGCTGGTCTACCACTCGATTGAGGATGGCGGCATCCCGTGGATCTATGACCCTGTTGCCTTCCTAGGGATCACCGACGGTGTGAGCGAGACCTTCGTCAGCCTTGCCAACAACATCTTCGACAGGATAGAGCCTGAGTGTATCGCTAAGCTGGAGGCGGACCTGCAGGCTGCCATGGATGCATTCTATGGCGGGGCGTCTGTCAATATCGTCTACACGGGAGACCTGACGCAGACGTTCAACGTAGCGTTCGGCATACCCATGGCCTTGCAGTGGGCGTCCCCAGGCACAACGTGTCAACAGGTGTTCGACAAGGTAGGTGCCGCTAACACAGGGTTACTGACAGATCACTCTCTGTCTGCCAGGTATGCGACTAGCCGCCCAGAGACGATGGAGATGTTCATCGACGAGGGCAAGGGATCTAACAGCACGCGGGGGACGGACGGCGGATCCATCTGGGTGCCCGCCCACGACGATGAGATTGTCGAGCAGGTCTTCTCCCTCACAGGCTACAGCGATACCATGACCATCAGGTGGACGCGGCTTAACATACCACAGGCGTCCTGCCCTATGACTCTGCCATGGGAGCTGATGTTCGCGGATCTGTAACCCTAGGTTAGCAAAAAGAGTCTTGTGCAGTCTTTTGGACTACACGAGGCTCTGATGCATATCCCATATGCTAGACGCGTTGCGGTCGAGGAACCCTACGTCACGGGGTATCTTCGCCAGAGTCATATCGAAGAGCTTGAAGGGCAGCACGTATCCCCTGTCCGGCATCTCCAGGTTCTCCCAGATCACGTCGCTGCTGCGGCGCTGGAAGTCGCAGAGCTCGTCTGCCCTCTCCTTGCTCAGATCCCCTAGGTCCCACAGCGGGATCTTGTCGGGGAAGTGGATGAACCCCCATGTGATGGGCGGGACGGGCGGACATCTCTTGGCGCTCTCTAGGTGGAGCCAGCGGTTGTAGTCCTGCGACCCGCCCAGCTGGCTGATCCTGCAGATGCGGAACCTGAACTGGTAGAAGTAGCACTCTTCCGTCGGTAGGATCTCCATGCCCGTCTTGACCTGACAGACGTAGTGACCAGGGACTGTAGCCAGCTTGTGTCGGCGGAAGGGGCACTTGATCTCTAGCAGCTTGAGGGTGTCGTCGACGACGAGCAGACCGTCTGGGCTGTAGCACACTGGGAAGCGGGTAGATGGTACCGCCCCTAACTCGTAGACCTGGGTATCTAGGCTGTTCTCGATAAGCTTCTTGGCTAGAGGCTCGAAGAGGTGTCCGAAGGTGCAGGGGGCTGCGCGGATCGGCTTCATCTCTTTCTTGTTGGCGGTCAGCTGTGCTGGCTTCTGGTAGGGACATTGTCCTATGCAGGCTGCGATCTCTGACCCTCCTACCTTGGTGCGGCGGGAGGCTAACCACTCGGATGACCCTTGCGGAGGCAGATGGCGGTATTGTGTCTGGAGGTACTTCAGCTGGAGCATTGGTTTCTACCATAAGGACAAAAGACAGGCGTAGACGTGTATTCCAGATTAGCCCCGGCGGTTGAGCTGCCTGTGGCCTGCGTCCTCTGTGAGGTCAGCGGGCGGCCCTTCGACGGCGAGCAGACGTGCGACAGACCTACGTGGACGTCTACCCGGTCCCCTACCCTTGAAGATCTTCTTGCGAGACTGCGTTGCTGCCAGGCTCCCCTTGAGACTGCCACCCTTGCGGTCCCCTACGTCAGCCCCACCCTGTGGTGCCAGGGGCACACGCTCCAGCATGTTGGAGGTGCGGGCACCTGTGATGGCATGCTTGAGCTCAGGCAGAGGGACAGGCGCGGTGTCGAACATGCTACGCAGCGTGTGGGCGAACGGCCCCGCCTTCTGATGCTCCTGCCGCATATCCGCGATGCCTTTGAGATGACCGCGGTGGGCTCTGATACGTTTCATATGCTGATGCTCCTCTGGGGGCGCGGTGATTTGGCGAACCTTGGCGTGATTCTTGAGGATCCTGAACTGCGCAGCAAGGCTGGCACCATGTGGGGCGAGCTGGGACGACTGCGTGCCAGGCACACGTCCAGAACCTGCGAACCCCCCACCACCAGGAGCCTTCGCCGACATACCTTTCTCTTCTAGGGCTCCTCGAAGGGCTCCGAACCGCTGCGGCGCCGAGGACAACATATTCCTCAACGTCCGATGAAAGCCCCCCGTCGCTTCTTCTGACTGGAAGTCCCTCAGGGCAATACCATGAGATTGATGTCTCACTATCCGAAGCATGTGGGCTTTCTCTCCGGCAGACTGTGCCAGGGGGATCTGCGTCCTCACATGTCTCTTGAACTTCTTGAATTGGTCTGCAACTGTGCCACCAGTAGGCGGACTTGATGTCGCCCTTGATGCTAGGGGGTTTGGGGTGCGGGTCATCCCTACTGCCTGTGGGGCAACGAGCCCGGGTAGCTTTTTTCGCGGAGCCTGCGGGGGCACCTGTGATGGCTGCGGTAACCCTGCCCCTACGACAGGTCCGCTAGGTGGGATGGAGCCCATCCTAGACTCGTTGAAGGGCGCGACCAGACGTTTCTTGGGCTCATGCAGCAGACTGCCGCCAGCCTCAGGGGCTGGGGGTGCTGCGGCCTCGCCGTTGCCGTTCTTAGACTTGCGCATCTTGCGGAGCTTGGCCATGTGGTCCTTAGCGGCCTGACTTCCTTTCGCGAACTTGGGCATAGTGTCTCAACAAAAGGACATTATGTCCTAGGTGGCTAAGGGTTAGGCGGGTCTTGGTCTTCGAGGAAGAACTCGAACGATGGCTGATCTCCACGGGGGAAGACAGGTGGGGTGAGGAGTGTCTGCTGTAGCTGATCGATGAGCACGAGGAGATCGGTGATCTTCTCCTCCAGACTCTGGATCTTGGCGACCAGGCGGATGTTGGCCTCTGTCACGAGCTGCAGCTTGGTGGCTAGGTTGGTTGACATAGTGTCTACCAAAAGGAGAAACTCCCCTAGATCATCTGGTCTTTGCCATGGCCTCGGCGAACTCACTCATGGTGGGTAGGCGGTTGTTGTACTTGTCTGAGTGCAGGAATGCATAGACAGCGATCCTGGTCTGTGCATAGAGGTAGGCCCGGCGTTCGATGTCTGACACCTTGAAGTCCTCGGGGACAGGTGGTAGGTCCTCTGTGCTGCTGAAGATGTGTCCCATGAGTTTCTACAAAAAGGAGAAACTCTCCTAGATCATAGCCCTCTCCACATGACCCGCGCCTTGGCGAGCATGCGGGCGTCGGTGTCGGGGTCCCGCATGCTCATGCGTGGAGCAACGGGCTCTGTCGTCACCGGCGGTGGAGGAGGCGTGGGCACAGGCGGGGGAGGTTCATCTGACAGAGCCTCAAACTTGTGGATACGACGTTGAACCTGAGCCTTGGTGGGTGTGAAGCCCAGAGACGCAATCTCTCCTGCAACGAGGTGAGCAGCGAACGAACGGGGTCTGCCATGCATGAGCTTTGCGGCCTTGGCTTTCGATAGAGCGGGAAATCGCATGAGTGTTCTCAGTAGGGGGATACAACATCCCGGCCAACTGTTATTTTCGCTCCTCTCTGGGCAGCTTGCGTGTAAGGACGATGGAGGAATCGCGGTGGTGCAGGGCAGGATCTAGGCGGTTGACGATGTCTATGGTGTCGCCCATGATCGTCTGATGACAGGTCCGCACTGTCCATGGTGCGCGGGTGTCGGGCTCGCCGAGCACCGGCGTGTCTCTGTGGGACGCGATGATCTTGCGGATCAGGCCTGTCGTGATCTTCTCGGTATACTTGAACTGCTCCACCCTCTGCTTGCGTGCGACCTTGACGTGCAGCTCCCTGTCCTCCCAGTGGAGCCTAGACGGGTCTAGGGCGGTCAGCCATGGGCCATCGTCGCTCTGATGCATTGCGTACTCATGAGGCACGGAGACCATGGGGCGGGGGATCCGCCAGGCTCTGAATCGAGAGACTACGTCAGGCGGGACTGGCTTGCCGTAGAACCAGGCGTGTATCTCTGCGTCGACGAGGGGGTCTCCCTCCCTACCTAGGTCAGCTGCCTCTGCCGGCCAGACGGCGATTTCAGCTGGACCCATCACTGACAAAAGGTCGGTTAGCGAGCCAGCGGTGCCACAGAATCCGATGCTCATGCGCGGGATATGTTCGTATACGGATTTAGGATGGATGTAGCACGGCCAAATTTTTATGAAAAAAAAGTGAGCGAGATTTCGCCGAGAAAAATCTCTATCTGCTTAAGTCCTTTTGCACTTTTTCATTTCGATTCGCGTCATCAAAAACATGCCAAGACGTCGTCCCCGGACTCAGATGCGGTTGCCCACAGCCTGAGCCTGCAGATGAGACCACCGATCGCCAGGGTCGATGGAGACCATGGGCCGGACAGGGTACTCTCCCTCTGGGCGGACCTGCGCCACACCCAGCCAGTCGACAGACGGACCATCCCGCAGCAGCTGGACGGGGAACCTAGGGTCGTTGATGATCCAGCCATGCGTGAGCATGCCCTTGTCAGCGTTAGGCTCTATGCGTTCGATCTTGATCTGCGGCCCCCCAGTGTTGAGCTGCGCCTGGCCGAACCAGTCGATCTGATGCTTCTTACCCTGCATGTGCTGCAGGACAGGCTTGTTGTCCGTGGGCCAGCTACCCTGGAGATTATTAATGGTGGCGAATCCTATGAAGGGAGGGCGCTTGATCGCTGTGATCAAGACCCCGGGGTCTACCATACCAGTATCTTGTGTCATCCTTCTGCACTAGCTGGAAAAAACATGTTGTCCGCAGCCTATTTCGCCCATGAGTGTAACTCATCATGTCCATGTCCTACAAAGACGCTGCCTGTCAGATCCGCGCTAAGACAGTCCCCAAGCCTCCGATGACTCTGCAACGAGCACATCGTTTCAGGAAAAAGACAGGTAAGGTCGCTGATAACCTCTACGAGGCAGCGCTCCCAGACGAGGTATGGCGCGGGCACCCAGTCTACATAGGCGAGGGCGGAGACGGCCAGAGACTGTGGATCCATCCAGACGGGTCTGTCATGGGTTCAGACGAAGAACTGGCCTAAGACCCATGCGCTCCCTGATCTCTCGCCTACAGATGCCTAGCAGCCCAAGTCTGTGTCCCCACCCGAGTCTCTCTCCGCTTTTGCCCAGGGCGATTGTCTTCTGCTCGTACAGCTCACGGACACGTCGTTCTGGGCGGGTCTCGTCTTCCCAGAAGGCTAGCGGGCATTCTCTGGCGGTGCGCTTGTACCCGTCCTTGACCATGGAGTAGAGCTGCAGCTCGTACATGAAGTAGCTGGCAGATCGCGAGGGGATGCAGAAGTAGGGGCGCGGCCTGCCTTGGTACCAGTCGAGGCGGGGCGGATGCACGTAGACCTCCACCAGGTGCTTCATCCACTCAGGCATCTTCTGTGCTAGCGACTGGTACAGGAAGTGATAGCTGCGGGACCCATCCTCCCACTGCACGGCGAAGTTAGACCACATGTGCATCCTGCAGGCGGCATGCGCTAGCTCAGGGTTGTCCTTCATGTAGAGACAGGGTCGCCACCCACGATGGAGAGCACGGCTGCGGTAGTTGCGCCATGATCGGCGGCCGTCTTCCTCCATGCTGTGCTTGATGGCGAAGATGTAGTCGAGGATAGACTCAGGCAGGCGGTGCCACAGACCCTGCAGGTTCATAGACTTCCAGAGACGGCGGCCCCTACGTCGGTCTTGGTTGTTGAAGTCTGAGTAGAGTGTCATGATTTTACAAGTAGGACAAAAAGACATGCTTAGACGGTAGGTTAGGGTTACTGCTGGATGAAGTGGATGTCCCTGAGAGACCAGCTGACACCCCGCATCCCGTTGAAGTAGTAGACGAAGGGGACAATGTCTAGGGTGTAGTTGCCCTGCACGACTGTGTCGCTGTCCATGCTCACCCCGTTGAGCGCTGCCTCGAAGCGGTACGGCGGGCCCTTGATCTTGGTGCGGAACCTAGGGTTGTAGGCGGGGCTGTTGCTAGGCTTGACGGAGCGATTCATCCTGCCGTTGGGTGTCGCTGCTTCTACGAGGGCGTCGATGGCGTTCAGGATGTCCTTGAGGTAGCTGTCGCTCAGGTCCCAGGAGATGCTGTAGCTAGGCTTGGAACCCTTGTCGTAGCAGCTGATGCCGCCGAACAGGGCCTTCATGGGCTGCGTGTGAATCACGAGAGGCTTGTCTTGGTAGGTGAGCTCGTACCGCCCCTGGGGGGTGGCCGTGACCTGACAGTTGGATCCGTTCATGCTGTGCGATGGTGTTCCTGGAGGTGGCGGCATTGTGATGTTGTAATCATAGGAGAGAATATCGGCCAACCCTGTTTTTCCAAATTTGCCTGCCAGGCAAAAAGGGTGAGCCCCGAAGGGCCCGCCCGAGACGGTAGTGCTGTTTATGGGGGTGCCCTGGCAACTGGGCGTTTTTTAGGGGGTTAGGTTAGGGTTAAGTTAGTCGTCGTCTGACTCCTCGTCCAGCTCTATCCAGCTCTTAGGCTTGGCGTAGCAGTCGAAGTTGATGATGCACTCAGGGGGCGGCTGTATCTTAGGGAGCTCTAGGGGCTTGGGGGCTGGGGCTTGGAAGGCCACGTTGAAGGGACCACAGAGCATCGGGGGAGTCCGGACATTGGCCTGGCGTAGGAGAGGGGGCGCGACCTGCAGAGGGACGTAGGGTTCGACGGCTTCCTCGAGAGCGACAGACAGGTCTGTGGGCTTGATCGGGCTGTTCTCCTCGATCACGAAGGTCGGTGGCGGATCTCTGAAGGCGGGGGACACGACGGTCTGACAGGACACCACCTTCCAGGAGGTACCGATCCGCGATCCAGCTGACCACACTGGCATGAGCTCGAGGCAGAGGCGGCACCGGGCGTTCTTGCGCATATGGACTGCTGACACCTTCGATGCCACAGGCACATGGCCCTCGAGGAAGTCGCACTGGAAGTAGCCGTTGCGCTCCTTGACCTTCACACGTAGGGTTGGCGCGTACCTGTCCGGCTTGGTGGATGGGCGGATGCTGGAGTAGTAGTTGGTCGCCTGCAGCTTCTGTGTCATGACGGCGTCGAAGTGCTCCAGGAAGGCTCGGAACTCCCCGACGTCGCCGTTGGCGTCAAGAGCTAAGGACATCGAGTATGCTGACCGACCGCCGGCATTCGTGTACTCCCTCAGACCGAAGACATTCCTCATGATCGGCGTCTGGATCTGAAGGGGCATACCGTTGTAGGTAACGGGCATGTTCCAGTCGTGGGGAGCCCTGAACATCTTCTGTACTCCAAATTTCAGATGATCGAGACGGACTTCCGACGGGAAGTGTGCTGTGTGCTGGGCCATTGCAGCGGAGACAGGAGAGGAAGTTGAAGCGAGGGATGATGGATGAGTGAATGGGAGATGTGGGCAAGGGGAATTGAGTGGCTGTACTCATAGGATGGACACAGATCGGCCAAAAATGTGACCCGGCTGACTGGAGCGCCGGGACCACATAGACTGGTGTTGAAGAACACCTGGTAACCTAGGGTTCAGTTCATGACATGCGGTCGTGGGGCTGGCGGCGTCCAGAGACCTGCACCCCACCCAGGAGAGAACGCTATGTACGATTGACCGCGCGGCAGCGGCAGTCTGAAATCTTGCGGCTTCCTGTTGCCGACCTTGGCACAGTTGAGTTCTCCGATCACCGCATGCTCATAATGCTCCTGGTGGCGGTCAAGCTGTTGCCACCACAGCTGGTTCTTCTCCCATGCCGTGTAGTCTGTCTCCGTCGACAACATCCATGCGATCCTGAAGTGGGCGGGGATTCTAGCGCGCGGATGACCAGGCCACATACCAGCCCACATGCGGCGACCGTTGGCTTTCTGTTCTTCGGTGCACTGCCGTTCTCGGAGGGGGATCTTCATAGCCTCAAAGAAGCAGGCTGTCAACTCTGGCCCTAGGTAATCGAAGCAAGCGGCGTGGGTGATGCGTGCATCCACAAGCTTATCCGGTGGTGACATCTGCAACCTCGCACGCAGGTGCGCCATGGTGTACTTGTGGGCGACGTCGATCATGTCCTGGAACTCCCCCGTAGGGTCGTCGTCGTGGCACGTAGGGATAGGGCGGTCATCCTCCTTGCCTTCGATCGTGTACTGCATGAGTGGATGTGTGGGTGAGGGGATGTGTGATGCGAGTGGGTACCCTTAGTCTGGGTGCTGCTCGGGCAAAAGCGCAACCCCCGGATGGCTGTAACGCCGGGGGATACGCTAGACATGGTGTTGAAGAACACCTGGTAGGGCAGGGGGCTTAGCGGAACCTACGCGCGCGGAAGATCTTAAGACGGCGGGGGGCGCGGTCGATCCTCTGCTTGACGGGCTTACGCAAGTTCTTAGGCTTGATCACTACCGGGGCTGCGTGGAAGGGGCGGGGGGACATGCCTGGCTCGCCCTGCGGCTTGCGTCTGTTCTGGCGGAGGATGAACCTCTTGTTGATCTCACGGCGTTTCTTAGTCTCGCGGGTCTCACACATCTTGACCCAGACACCGTGGAAGACCTCGGTCCACTCAGCCCACCAGTACTCCTGGACCTCTGCTAGGGCCTGCTTAGGGAAGTTGGCAGCACCAGCGAAGGCGAGCATCCATGCCGTGTAGTCCTTGTTGTCTAGCTGGGGTACGTCCTGGGCCCGGACAGACGAGCGGATGGGGAAGTGCTTGAGGGCGGCCCTGACACCTCGGCGATACTGCCGCTTGAGGGTCTTCTCGATCAGCTTGAGGGCCAGCACCTCTGCGGTCTCGCGCTCCCAGCCCACCATCATCACCATGGCGTAATCGAGCAGCTGCGGGAGATGACGGGTGTAGCACAGACGGCGGGCCGCAATGCTCTTGGCGTTGCAGAACTCGTCGTCACGCGACTCCCCGACAACCTCGCCGAAGGACGAGATCCAGGCGTTGAATGAGTTGGTGAACGTGCGCTCGTAGCGGGCATGGATCAGCTGCAGCACTGGCTGAACTAGATCAGACGGGGTGTACAGCCAACGACCGGGGAGGGCCTTGGCTGGAGACTGGGGGATCTTGGTGGGGACGACTGGCTGACCTAGGGTTACGTGATCGGGGGAAGGCATGCTGGAGGTAGGGTTAGGCGAGAGAGGGAGAGTGGGAGGCGGAGAGAATGAGAGATGAGACAGAGGTTGGTATCCTTAGGTTGGGTCTAGATCGGTCAAAAATAGCAAAAGGGTGATCCCCGAGGGGAGCCCTAGACTTGGTGTTGAAGAACACCTGGTATGACACTAACCTAGGCTAGGAACGGGTCGCCCTCGCCTGCGATCTCCATCTCATCCATCGCCTCCTCGATGGCCATGCGCGTGAACCAGATCTCTGTCCAGTAGTCCTCCTGCAGCTCATACCACGCGTCGTGGGTCTCCAGCATGCAGTTCAGGGGGATGTTCAGCTGTACGAGGTGTGCATCCAGCCAACTCTTGAGAAAGCCTGCGTTCTCGCAGACGATCGAGCCGGGGTGGACGCACAGCTCACCGATCGGGTTCTGCTGGATCGTGAACCGCAGGTCCTCGTCCATGTCCTTCTGGACCTGGTGGAAGATCATACGTGTCACGACCCTGTAGAGCTGGGGGATCTTGTCTGTCCACGTCAGGGTGACGTCAAGCATCTCAAGGACGACCTCGTCGATGTAGTCCACGTAGAGCTCCTCCAGCTCTTCGCGCGTGCATACCTGGGTCTTGCGCATCTCACGCGCTGTCAGGTAGTCGCCCTCCGGCCACTGGATCATGTTGAAGGTGGCGACGTAGGCATCGAAGCACCGCTGGATGGTGATGTAGTCCATGTCTGACTGGATGACCTCGAGAAGCTCGGGGGGCACGAAGCTAGGGCAAGACTGCCTGGCGTACGCCTCCAGCTCACGTGAGACCATAGGGTAGGGTTAGGGCAAGATGGGAGAGAGGAGAGTGGGAGACAGGGGAGAGAGGGCAATGGGAGTTCTGTACTTATAGGGTGGGGGAGAAACGGATAATTTTGGTTCATTGGCGGATTATGTCCGGGTAGTGTGAGACATGAGCGTGTACAAGCAAGTACTACAATTGAAGAACTCTGTAACAGGAGAGGCGGGGACCCTGCCGATCCAAGACAGTCTAAATGGCATGGCGGAGGTGGTACCTCTGGCAGACGGTCTAGCGATCAAGCATGGGCTTGTCCCAGGGTTCACCGCTAAGAATGTAGGCGGCAGCACTGACGTAGAGGGGGCGGAGCAGACGGTGGGGGCAGGGTTCACAGCGGGGGAGCGTATCCAGCTAGATAGGGCAGGGTCAGGGCTGCGGATCGCGTCTGACAACGCCGTGGATAACATTGCGGGCATAGGGGCACGGCTAGTTAGGGTTACGTACATCGATGTCAACGGGGATGAGCAGGAGAGCGCGTTCATGGCTATGAATGGGCAGACCCCGGTCGACATCCTGGATGACATGGCGGTACCCATCGTGGCACAGTTTGTGAACCAGGTGTTCATGTTCCAGGCAGGGTCTAATGAGACAAATGTGGGGACACTCTACATAGGGCGGGACACAGACCCGTTCCTGCTAGGCAGACCTACCATAGGCATCTGGAACAGTATCGGTCCTACCAGCGGTGTCAGCACGACGGCGTCCTACATGATCCCTACTGGGTTCGACAGCACATGCACCGCCATGACCCTGAGCTGTGACCAGGCAGACAGGAACGTAGAGCTGACTGTCCGGCAGAGAGCCAGGGTTAACTTCGGGTTAGGGGAGCTGCAATTCGCTGGGTTCGTAGTCCATCTCATCGGGGCTCTGTCAGTCGCGACGTATGCCTTCCCTGTGTTCGGCGCTGGCACAGTGATAGAGTTCACCGCTGAGTGCGACCCTACCAAGAGCTCCTTCCTCACGGTCTTGTGCCAGAATCACAACATAGACCTGGCCATCTCCCCGGGCGGTGGTGGTCCGGGACCCTAACCTAGGGTTATGACAGGCCAATGGATACCTAGGGTTATGTCTGGCCAACCAATGGCCGCGATTTTTCAAGGTCTTTTCAAGTTGACCGAGCGCCTGTTCCCGTTTTTTCAAGTTGACCGAGCGCCTGTTCCCGTTTTTAAAAATCGGGAAAAGTTGTCATCAGGTCCGTTCCCGTTTTTAAAAATCGGGAAAAAGTGTCTTCAAGGTTTTTCCCGAATTTAAAAATCGCAAAAAGTTGTCATCAGGTCCGTTCCCGTTTTTCAAGTTGTCATCAAGGCCGTTCCCGAATTTTCGAGTTTTCTATAAATGTTGGCCCATTATAGATGTGGTTGGCCAGCACAACCCTAGGATATTTTGACAAAAGCACAACCCCCCAGATGGCTGTAGCGCCGGGGGGTCATGCTAGGCTGTGGTGTTGAGGAACACCTGGGGTAGGGCTGGGCTTACTCCTCCACGGTGAATTTGTGCCTGTTTCTGGTGTCGAGCCGGATGAGCTTGTCCTCCTCACGGATAATCTCCCATGTCCGGTCCAACACCTGGACTACAAGGCCTAGGGCTTCCGATCTGGTCGTCACCCTGGGTAGGGGGCCGATGATCATCTCCCCCGCATACACCCGGTAGACCTTGCGTAGGTGCCGGTTGGTCGCTTTCTTCAGCTCTGAGATCATGAAGTAGGGGGCCTTCTGCTGCGTGATCAGCGCGAAGTGGAGGGCTCGCAATCTCAACCCCATGGTCTCCTTCGGCGTGGACCACTCCACGTGCGTGTGGATCTGATACTGGGGGATGTAGTCGTCCACCATGTTCTTGAACCCCTGCCACAGCTGGGACTTGCTCAGCTTGTCCGCGCCGTCGGATGACAGGAAAGACATAGGCGTGGTGGTCGAAGAAGGCTGTGATGTCAGGGTCAGAGACGAGGAAGGAGGGGAGGTTGTGGTAGGCGTGGTAGAGGTCTGTGTTGTAAGGATGGATGGCCTCCGGGTAATTCTGCTCGAACCGGTGGATAAGCCGTTTCTGGCGCTTCAGGAGCTTGGCATCTGCCGCCACCGCCATGTCGTCGAGGTGGTGCTGGAGGAGGTTGATGGTCTGCCTGTGCACCTCCCTAGGGTTGGTCAGAGGCCAGTGGAACTCCAGGGTCTTGGCCACGTCCGCGCGTAACCCTAGCATGTAGATGCGCCACATGGACAGCCACATCTGGTGGTCCCTGGGGGCTTCGAGGTCCACGAACCCTAGGTCCACGATGACCGCTGTCAGGATGTCCTGGGTGTTGGACAGCTGCCACTTGAGGACGTCCTCGGTGTGATGATCCAGATGCTTGTACAGGGCCCAGCCGGTGCACCTGAAGTTGACGTTCATCCGCCTGATGGGGATGTCGTAGGTAGGCATGGTAGGGTAGGGTTAGGGCAAGACAGGAGGTGGGCAACCTAGGGTTGTGGGAGATGGGGGAGAGGAGAATGGGAGGCAATGGGAGTGCTGTACCCTTAGGGTGGGCGGGGTTAGGTCAAATCTGCAAACTGTGGTCCAGACCCTACACTTAGGGTTAGGGTAACCTAGGGTTAGGGCAAATGCTGGCGGCGGCGTGACCTAGGGTTAGCGGTGTCGCTGGCCAATCAGAACGCCGGGCTGAGCTCAACCCT